TATCTGTTTTTTCTGGTAGTTGTATTGCAGATAGTTCTGCAAAGTTTACTTGTTTACCACCACAATGTATCATAAAGCTCATGTTGTTACTCCCTTTTTTTATAGTATTAAAACTACGTTTTCTTTTGCTGGTATTACTGGTGCTATTATTTTACCAGTATAAGAACATTGTCTTTTTTCTGTTGTTTCAAGTAATCCATCTTTTTTTAAATCGTTTACTCTTCCACTAACAGCATTAATTTCAAAGTTTGTTATGTTAGATATTTCTCTTAAAGACAATCCTTTATTACTAATTTGATAATGTTCTCTTACTACATACAAAATTTTAGACTTCTGTGTTTTGCCAATACCACTTTCGTTTAATTCTTTGTATGCTAACTTACTTGTTTCTGCTATCATTACTTACTCCTTTTTAGTAGACATAATCTGGATAATCACAATGTTCGCCAGTAAAACCACAACCTTGACATTCAATCCAGTCACTTTTGTTAGTTGTGCTTATAATAATTATATCTCCACAATGTCCACAATTAACAACATTATATCCTAAGTTTTGAATGGCTTCTAGCCTTTCTTTTTGTTTAGATAGTTCTGTTGATTGAGGTTCTATTATTGATGGTTGCATTGCATGTCCTATTTTCTTAAAAACATTTTTAAGACCAATTCAAATTGATCTTCTATTTTTCTAATATACTCTTTGTTTTCTTCATCAGTTACTTCATAAACCCTATACGCACGTAATGCATCCATAATAGTTTTTACTTCAGTACCTGTATCAAATGCTATAGCTGGTCTAGTATCTGGTGCAGTAGTTTGTTTCATGTTGTTTTCCTTTAAAATAGTGATAGCCAGAGCCACTTTGTTTTGTCCTTGTCGCATGCTATCCACGCAGACCCTCGGTTTGTTCCGAGACAACTAAGGGATCTA